AGAATTAATTTTAAAGACTAAGAATACAATAAGTGCGTACGCTAAAAGTGATAAATTTGATGATGTTACTGAAAGTAGCAAAATTATTAGAGGGTATATAGATGATGCTATAAGTTTAGGTATATCTCCTAAAGTTTATGGAAATATATTAGCAAATGCCTGGGAAGAATACAAAGTTAAAAATATACCCAATGAATATTTTATTGTTGGAGGAACAGGTCTTTTTTCATCTGTTGCATTAGAATATAGAATTTTAACCACAGATAAAAACACATTAATAAAGTCTCAACGTGTAGAGGCAGATAAATCTAATTTAGACGAAGCAATTAATTCTATTTCTTCTCTTTCATTTTTAGATATTTTACAAGAATCATTAAGTAAATCAACTACTACATTGATATTATCATATAGGTTACCTAATGACTTAAAATCTGAAAAAGGAGTAAATGATATATATGTAGCTTCACCTGAGATAATAAGTACTGCTAAAAATACAATAAAAAGCAATATACAAATATCAGAATTAAATAATCAAGAAACAAATGTTGAAAATTTATCATTTTTAGATAAATTAACTAAAGACTATTTTACAACAATTAAGGACACATCAAATGGTACTTTTGGTAATATAGGGGCTATATACATCAATTTAAATAATATTCTTCTATTATCTTTAGATAGTGGATTAGAAGCAAATGACGTTAAAGAAAAACGTGAAATCAATTTATATGATTTTATTAAAAAACTAATGAACCAAGTTCAAGGTTCAATTGGTAGTTTAAATAACTTTGAAGTACATGCTGATCCTGCTGATGGTATAGGTAGAATTATAGATGTTAATTATATTGATAAAAAAACTGTAGATGAAGCATATAATGATGCGTTTACATTTTTAAGTAAAGAAGCAACAGGTCCGGGAACTAAATTTAATGGTTTATTTAATAATGTTCGTTCATACAAAATAACATCTCAAATATTTAAAGAACAAAGTAGTATAGTTGCTATTAGTGCTCAAAATGGAGGTGGTATACTTGGTTTAGATAATGAAACATTAGTAGGATTTAACTATGGAATAACAAATAGAATACTACCAGACATTATACCACCTGCATCTTCATTATCGTATAATAAAAGTGAGGATCAACTTAAATTAGTAACAACACTTTCATCTTCTTTAAGAAGCTTAAATGAATTTATGACAGATTTAGGTTGGATACCTGGATTTGAATGGTTTTCTCAAAGAGAATTTAATTTAGATAATGCTGAAAAATATAAAAATTCTTTAAGAGATATAATTATGGTTTATAAAGCATTAACTAAATCAGACGCTTCATTTAAAGCTATTATACCTACAATAGTATCATTAGAATTAGATGGTATTGGTGGTTTAGTTATAGGCCATATGTTCAGACTACCTCAGGAATTACTTCCAGCAGGATATAAAGGTGAAAAAATATCAGGTGCTAAAGTAGGAAGAAAATTAGGATATATTATTACTAAATTAGGCCATAGAGTATCTAATTCAGATTGGGTTACTCAAATTGATGCTCAAACTGTTATATTAGAAGATAGTGACCAACCAACATTCGATTTACTTACTGTTTTAACAGCGTTAGGTGAAGGAGCTGAAGCAAACATATCAGTTGAAGGTGAAATTAAAATAGATGATTCTAAAGTTAAAGTTGATTTTACTGATGATGCTATTTCAAATTATTGGGCTCTAGTTGCTATAAGTGCAGCTGAAAATTTTGAGGATAATAAACAAGGGATGGCGGACGTTGCTCAATCAATATATAATAGATTAAATGCTAATGGATTGTATGGTAGTACTATAAAAAGAATAGTATTAGAAGATAAACCTACTAGGCAATTTGCCCCAGTAGGAAAAAATGTAAATGATTGGAAAAACATTAAATCAGAAGAGACGGCTATAATAGCTTTAAAAAATTCTAAAAAAGTAAGTCAAGAAACAGCTAAAAAGTGGATAAACAATGCTGTTGATGCTTTAAAAGATCCAACATTAAGAATTAACGCTGCTAAGTTTGTAGGCTCAAGAACAGAATTTTTATCCGCACCCCCAACAGATAAAAAAACTAAAGCTGTAGAGGTAATAGAAAGAGCACCTAAAAATCAAAACAATGCATTTTTCTGGAACTATGCAGGTAAAAATATTTATTATAGTAAAAAGAATTTTCTTGCTACTAATCCTCCTTTAGACATATCTAGTAAATTAGTGTAATATGAGATTTCCTAAAAGCCAAATAAAAGAAAACCAATACACCTCTGGAGGTGAATTTATAAATCCTTTTACAAATAGTATTTATTCGGGATTTTACTGGGAAGCTAATGGGAGATATTTTATAGGAAAAACAGTAGACCTTAAATCTACAGAAATTAAAAAAATAACCCTAGGAGTATCAAAAATATTAAATGTATTTAATAGCTTACCTTCATCAGTTTATGGTGTATTAAGTAATAATTCAATTACATTTTTAGCTAATAGTACAAGCACACCTGCTGGTATTCCTTCTAACTCTAATAAAGGAACAATTAGATATTTTGTTAAACAAACAAACTCTACCCCAGTATTAATTAGAGAAGTAAATCAAGATACATTTAAGCAAATTAAAAGCAATCCCATATATCAGACTATAGCTATAAAGCGAGAAACGATATATGCGGGAACAAATGAATTAGATACAGCAGAAGCTATATTTCCTGGAATTAAAGGATTCTTGTCAAAAGAAATATAAAGTCAAAATAAAGATTGTATATTTAAAAAAATAAAGGTTATAAAAATATGTTTTACGTCATCGAACGAGAAAACCAATTAGAAAAATTAGGCCCATTTGGGGATTGTTTCATTGATTTTATACCACAAAACAATAATTTTCATCCTAAACTAACATCATTAAGCTTAATATACATTAGGCCGCTAAATGACCATAAAGGATATGTTTTGTGTTTAAATCATAGTGAATCATTTCCATTAGACCAACAATTAGTATTTAATTGGCTCAACAACAACACACAAAAGTTATTTGTGCCTCAAAAGAAAGAGGCAATGTATCATTTTCCACACCATAGCAAACTATATGATGTTAATTTTTTGCGCGAAATAAGCGAAGATAAGCTATCAAACAACAACTGCGTTACCTGGTATTATCAAAGATATCCTAGTGTATCTAACCTTAATGCGCTGATTCCTATTAGCAAGCATTATGAAAATGAGGAAAATTTATTTGAATTAGTACAACCAATTATTAATTCATACAATGCATCAGATAACGTGTATAAGTTCAACAATGAGCAAACAACACAAGTGTTCTGGGAATTAGAGCAAAACGGTATTAAATTAGATAAAAAATACTTTGCTGAATTCTATAACAACACCAAATACCCAGAATTTAATGTCTTTAAAGGTAAAATATATACTCAATACAATTTATATACTACCACAGGACGACCATCAAATAAATTCAATAACATTAATTTTTCAGCATTAAATAAAACAAATGGCGAACGTGCAACATTCAAACCATCAAATGATTTATTTATTGAATTCGATTTTCAAGGTTACCACCCACGACTAATTAGTGAAAAAATAGGATTTACATTTCCTAAAGATAAAAACACATACGAATATTTAAGTGAATTGTTAGATGTGACAGCAGATGAAGCTAAGGAACTAACGTTTAAACAATTATATGGAGGTGTTTGGAAAGAATACATAGATAAACCTTTCTTTAGGGAAGTAGCAATGCTTACTGATGATTTATGGGACACATACCAATATGGTGGATTTGTAAAAACTACAAATAAAGTATTCCGTACTGAATCAACAATGACATCATCTAAATTGCTAAGTTATATAATCCAAAGTCGTGAAACATCACGTAATATTGAGCTATTAGTGCCTATATTAGAATATCTTAAAGATAAAAAAACAAAATTAGTATTGTACACATATGATGCGTTTCTAATTGATTTCGCACGTGAAGATGGTAGAGAAATGCTAATCAAAATACAACAACTACTACAATACCCAGTAAACATTAAAAAAGGTAAAGACTACCACGAATTAGAAAAAATATAATCATGAATCAGAAAATATCGTTTATCAACACCCCCAGTATATTTATAGATAATGGAATGCCATTATTAACCGAAAATATGGGTCAGAAATTATTTTGCACTTTTACACCACAGGCAGAACTAGACAGCACATTAGAGAATATAAATAGACGATATAGTATATTATACAATAAGATATTCGTATTGGAATCACCACAGAGTGATGAGCTAATATGTACTTATAACATAGATATGAATAACGCTACTAGCGCTCCGATGCAGCATACCATTCTATTACATCGTAAAAAAGAATCAAATACGTTATATACAATTAATGCGCTAAACACATTAATTAAATCATTAAATAACGGTATGTTAGATAATAAATTCATTATAGAATGGAATAATTATCGTAATAGCATATTATTAACCAACGGTCCAGATATTCGCAAACTGGATACTGTAATTTTTAAAATAGTAAATTTCTAAATACTATTTCTTTAAGTTTGGCTTGTCAAAGCAAAAATCATACATTTAAGAATTAAACAAATAAAGTTATATATTATGGATTTATCACTAATCAAACAAAAGTTAGCGGATTCACAAACAAAGGGCAAACCCCGTGAGAAGACCGACTATTCCAAAATCTTTTGGAAACCAAAACCAGGTAAGTACCAAGTGCGTATTTTACCTTCAAAATTCGACAAAGCTAATCCGTTTCGTGAGATTTATCTTCACTATGGGTTCTCTAAAGGTCCAATCTTAGCATTGACTAATTGGGGCGAAAAAGATCCTATTGTAGAGTTCACTAAACAATTACGCAAATCATCTGATAAAGAAGATTGGCAATTAGCTAAAAAGATTGAACCAAAAATCCGTTATTTCGCTCCTGTAATCGTACGTGGAGAAGAAGATAAAGGTGCCCGTTTATGGGAATTTGGTAAATTAACGTATGAGCAATTATTAGGTATTGCTGCAGACGAAGACTATGGTGATTACACAGACATTTCAGAAGGTCGTGATTTCACAATTGATGCTGTTGAAGATACAGTAGCAAATAGAAAAGTAGTTAAATGTAATCTTCGTGTTAAACCTAAAACAACACCTATTTCAGAAGATGGTGCATTAGTAGAAAAATTATTAGAAGAACAACCTGATATTTTAGCTATTAACAAACACTATGCATTTGAAGATTTACAAGAAGTGTTAAATAAATGGTTGAATCCAGAAGAAACAGCTGAAGAATCAGAAACACCTGTAGCATCAGCAACAGATGAAGAAGAAGAAACAGCAGGTGATTTACCTTGGGAAAAAGGCGCAACAGCACCAACACCAGCGTATTCATTAGAGACAGATGCGGCTAAGAAAAGCCACGCGGATAAATTTGATAGCTTATTTGACGAATAATCATGGGAAAGAAACAGGAAACCTTAACGTCTGTAATATCAGACAGCTTAAAGAAAACATTTGATATAAATGCTTTCAAAAAATCTAAATTTTTAGATCAGTCTGTAAAATTTAAAAAACAGAGATGGATTCCGTTTTCTCCTGCTGTTCAAAATGCCCTATCATTACAAGGTGTACCTATGGGACATATCACTATTTCTAGAGGTGGTTCTGATACAGGTAAAACTACGTTAATGATAGAGGCAGCTATTGAAGCTCAAAAGATGGGTATTTTACCTGTGTTTATCATTACTGAAATGAAATGGGATTTCCAACATGCTAGAAAAATGGGATTCCAACTTGAAGAAACAGTAGATGAAGAAACAGGTGAAATAATGGATTATAAAGGGTTTTTCATTTATGTAGATAGAAGTTCTTTAAATACAATTGAAGACGTAGCAGCATTTATTGCTGATCTATTAAGTGAACAAGCTAAAGGTAAATTACCTTATGATCTATTATTCTTATGGGATTCAGTTGGTTCAATTCCATGTAATATGAGCGTTGAACAAGGTAAAAACAACCCAATGTGGAATGCAGGAGCTATGGCAACTCAGTTTGGTAATTTTATCAATCAGAAATTTCCAATGTCTCGAAAAGAAAATTATCCGTACACTAATACATTATTCGTTATTAATAAAACCGGAGTACAACCACCAGAAAGTCCTATGAGTCAACCTAGGATGACTAATAAAGGTGGTAATACAATGTATTGGGATGCCTCGTTAGTTATTACATTTGGTAATGTTACTAATAGTGGTACTTCAAAACTTAAAGCCGTTAAGAATAAGAAAAATGTTGAATTTGCTAAACGTACAAAGATAGCAATAGATAAGATTCATATTGATGAAGGTGTAGCAACACGCTCAACAGTAATTGTAACACCTCATGGATTCATTGATGATACTGATACTGCAATTAACAATTACAAGAAGAAAAATTCTGATAATTGGTTCTCTGAAGATGCAGGAGTAGGTGAAATTAAAATTATAGAAGATGCAAGCGAATGGGAAGAAAGTAGAAACATATCTCCTATAATTGAAATAGACAATGAAGAATAAATACTCAGACATATTATCTAGTATAAATAACACACCCCGTAATGCTCAAGATTCAATTTTAATAATTGATGGTTTAAATACATTCTTGAGAAGTTTTACAATGATTAACCACATTAATCCAGATGGAGCCCACATTGGTGGGCTCACTGGGTTTCTTAAATCATTAGGGTATGCTATACGTACAATAGATCCTACTAAAGTGGTCATCGTATTTGATGGTATTGGTGGTTCAAATAATAAGCGAAACTTATATCCTGACTATAAAGCAAATAGAAATAAAAGTCGAATGACTAATTATAATATATTTAGCAATAAGGAAGAAGAAGCAGAATCCATCAATAACCAAATGGGTAGATTAATCCAATATCTACAATGTTTACCTATCTCAATAATCTGTATAGATGGAATTGAGGCAGATGATGTTATGGGATATCTAGCAGTTAAATTTGAAAAATTTCCAGTAACTAAACAAGTAACATTAATGTCGTCTGATAAAGACTTCTTACAGTTACTTAGCCCTAAAACCCAAGTATATTCACCTACAAAGAAAAAAATATATCAACCAAAAGATATATTAGAAGAATTTGGGGTTAGCCATTATAACTTTATTAACTATAAAATGTTAATGGGAGATGCTTCGGATAATTTACCTGGTATATTAGGGTTAGGACCTAAAAAATTAATCAAATTATTTCCTAATCTGCTAGAAGATAGAAAAATAGAATTAAATGAAATATTATCTTATTCTGCTGAAAAAGTAAATGAGCATGAATTATATGCTTCGGTTATAGAAAGAAGTCATCAATTGAATATTAATAGACAATTAATGGATTTACAAACTATACCTCTATCAGAAGGAAATCAAGATGAGATTAAAGCTAGTTTTAACAATTCTTATAGTTTAAATAAGCATGTATTTATGCAGATGTATTTAGCTGACAAATTAGGTGAATCAATTCCAAACACAACAAATTGGATTAATCAAATTTTTGGAGGGCTAGACAGCTTTTAGTATTTTTAAAACAAATAGGTTATATGACAACATTAAATAAGCTCCAGAGTTACGGAACAGTATTTCAGATCAAGGTATTAGGAGCGTTACTAACTCAACGTGAATTTTTATTAAATATTGCTGACTCATTAGACAGTGAATATTTTGAAAGTCCATCTCATAAGTGGATAGTTGAATATATATCAAAGTATTTTCAAACATATCACACTTATCCAACAGCAGAAACACTATCCATTGAAATTAAAAAAATGGATAATGAGATATTACGCATTTCATTAGTAGATGCAGTACGTGAGGCATATAAATCAGCTGATTCTAGTGATTTAGAGTGGGTTGAAACAGAATTCGCTAGTTTCTGTCAAAATCAACAAATGAAAAAAGCAATTATGACATCAGTTGATTTGCTTAATTTAGGAGATTATGATGGTATTAGACAACTAATTAACCATGCATTAAAAGCGGCTGAAGATAAAAATATAGGCCACATATATGAAGCTGATGTTGAGTCACGTTATCGTAAGGATGATCGTAATGCAGTACCGTTTCCCTGGAAAGTATTTAATGATCTAACACAAGGCGGTTATGGTAAAGGCGATTTAGTATTAGTATTCGGTAATCCGGGCGGAGGTAAATCATGGGGCGTTATTGCTATGGGTGCTTACGCGGCAGCACTGGGATATAATGTATTGCATTATACATTAGAATTATCCGAAGGTTATGTAGGTAAACGATACGATGCTGTACTATCAGGAATACCGGTAGATCAACTAGATAAGCACCGTAAAGACGTCGAACAAGCCGTTAATCAACTCAAAGGAAAGATAGTCATTAAAGAGTACGCTCCTAAAAGAGCGTCGTTGGATACAATTGAATCTCACATTCAACAATTAGAACATCAAAACGAATTTAAACCGGATTTAATTATTATTGACTATTTAGATTTACTACGTACTAAGAGTAGAAAAGAGCGTAAAGAAGAAATCGACGACGTATATACTGAAGTTAAAGGCTTAGCCAAACAATTAGGCATACCAGTTGTTTCGCCTTCACAAGCGAATAGAACAGGAGCTGATAAAGGTATATTACAAGCTGAAAACGCAGCTGGTTCATATGACAAAATCATGATTGGTGATATAATTATATCCTTAGCTCGTGGTAGAAAAGATAAAGTAAACGGAACAGGTAATTGGCATTTTATTAAGAATCGTTATGGAGCAGATGGATTAACATTCGGTTCTAAAATAGATACATCAAATGGGTATATTGATATATACGATACACCAATGGATGATGACGATACCTCTGAAGTAAAAGGTGCAAATAAGCAAGTAAACCAATATTCCAATGTTGGTGAAGAAGACAAGTACCTTCTCCGAAGTAAATTCTTATCTTACCAGCAAGAATAATATTTATTAACACGCAAAAAAAAATCATATGTTAGTTATAAAAAGATATACAGCTTCATGGTGTGGACCATGTCAAATGCTATCGCCAATAATGGCAGAATTACAAAACGAAAACAGTAATGTTAGCTTCATTACTGTAGACGTAGATCAAAATGCAGAAGAAGCCAAAATATCAAATGTGCGTGGAGTACCAACGGTTATGTTCCTAAAAAATGGACAAGAAGTACATCGTTTTTCAGGTGTACAACCAAAACAGGTTATCGCCAATTTGATCAAACAATATTCCTAAAAATTAAAAACTATTATTAAAATGAACGTAGAACAAAGCATTTTGTCGGATATTACTACCTACCTTAAGTACGCGAAGTATAATCCAGAAAAACAAAGAAGAGAAGTATGGGGTGAATTAGTTGACAGAAATAAGTCAATGCATTTAAAGAAATTCCCTCAATTAAGTGAAGAAATAGAATGGGCCTATAAATTTGTTTATGACAAAAAAGTATTACCTTCTATGCGTTCAATGCAATTCGCTGGAAAGCCAATTGAAATTAACAACACAAGAGTATTTAACTGCTCTTATTTACCAATCGATGATTTAGCATCATTTTCTGAAATTATGTTCTTATTACTTTCAGGATGTGGAGTAGGCTATTCAGTACAACAACATCATATTGAGAAATTACCTGAAGTTAGAAAACCATTAAAATCTAAAAGATATTTAGTTGGTGATTCAATTGAAGGATGGGCTGACGCAGTTAAAGTATTAATGAAAGCCTACCTAAGAGGAGGACCAGCGCCATTATTTGACTTTAGAGATATTCGTCCTAAAGGTGCATCATTGATTACTGTAGGTGGTAAAGCACCAGGTCCAGAGCCATTAAAAATTGCTTTAATCCACGTACAATCAATATTAGATAGAAAAACAGATGGAGAGAAATTAACATCAGTAGAATGTCACGATATTATTTGCCATTTAGCAGACGCTGTATTATCAGGCGGTATTAGAAGAGCAGCATTAATCGCTTTATTTAATTTAGATGATGAAAATATGTTGACTTGTAAGTTTGGTAACTGGTGGGAAGAAAATCCTCAACGCGGTAGAGCAAACAATACAGCAGTATTAATTAATTCTAAAATTGAAAAAGATGTATTTTTAGGATTATGGAAGAAAATTGAATTAAGTAACAGTGGAGAACCAGGATTTATTTTCTCAAACGATAAAGACGCTGGTACTAACCCATGTGCTGAAATTAACTTAAAGCCAAATCAATTCTGTAATTTATGTGAAGTAAATGCTTCAACAATTGAATCACAAGAAGATTTAAATGAAAGAGTTAAAGCAGCAGCGTTCATTGGAACATTACAAGCATCATATACTGATTTCCATTATTTAAGAGATGTTTGGAAAAAAACAACAGAAAAAGAAGCATTATTAGGTATCGGAATGACAGGTATCGCTTCAGGAACTGTATTTAAATATAGTTTAAAAGAAGCAGCTAAAATAGCTGTTGAAGAAAATGCTAGAGTAGCAGATGTAATCAAAATCAATAAAGCAGCTCGTATCACTACAGTTAAACCATCAGGTACTACATCATTAGTATTAGGAACTTCAAGTGGTATCCACGCATGGCACGATGATTTCTATTTAAGAAGAATTCGCTTAGGTAAAAACGAAGCATTATATACTTACTTAGCAATTAATCACCCAGAATTATTAGAAGATGATTTCTTCAAACCACATATTCAAGCGATTGTAACTATTCCTCAACGTGCACCAGAAGGCGCTATTACTCGTACTAAAGAAACAGCATTCGAATTATTAGAGCGTATTAAGAAATTCAATAAAGAATGGATTAAACCAGGACATAAGAAAGGATCTAACATGCATAACGTTTCAGCTACAGTAAATATCAAACAAGATGAGTGGGAACCAGTAGGAGAGTGGTTATGGGAAAATAAACAGTATTTCACTGCATTATCATTCTTGCCTGAAGATTTAGGTACATATACTCAAGCACCATTCGAATCAATTGATGAGGCTACATTTAATGATAGAGTTCAACATTTACACTTATTAGATTTATCTAAAGTAGTAGAAATGGATGACATGACAGCATTAATGGATCAAGCAGCTTGTGCAGGTGGGGCATGCGAAGTAGTTTAGTAGAAAATATACATTACTATAAAGAAGGAGATAGGGTGGTTTTTACCACCCTTTTTCACATTCAACGTGGTCAATGTTGTGGGAATGGGTGTAGGAACTGTCCTTATATCCCAAAACACTTAAAAGGAAATTTGGAACTTAAAACAGAATTTATTAAATTTAAACATATGAATTTAGAAGAGTTAAATAAGATGAAAAAAGAGGCTGAAGAGCTAAGTAATATGAAAGACCAAATGTCTGCCGTTGAACTACAAGCTAAAGCCTTAGAACTAACCAATAGATTAGAAGAAATATTGGGTTCTATAATTAAGGTTCCTAAAGAAGAAGATAATGAGTAAAAAACGTTTATACGTTAGTTCTGAAGATGCTTGGATGTATATTCAAGCACCAAAAAACATGGGACATACTGCCACTCACTATACTAGAGTACCAAGCATTGATCCTAAATACCCAAGTGGAGACGGATGGGAAGATGTAATTTATCTTCATGAACCAATACTAGACCCTTCAGGTGCTATCCGTAAACCAGAATGGATATATGTTTTAGTTAATGTATCTATGCATGGTATGGTTAAAGTAGGAATGACTACTAATACAGTAGAAGAACGTGCTAAAGAAATCAATGCTGCTACTGGCGTTCCTACACCTTGGATACCAGTATTTAAATTTAAATGTTATGGCTCTCGTTATTTAGAGAAAGAAGTTCATGATCATTTACATCAATATAGAGTAGCAAACAATAGAGAAATGTTCAGTACAGATGCTATGACAGCTCAAAAAGTAATAGAAAAACTAGGCGTTAACTATGCTAATGCATTGTATGTAGCTACTGAATTAAAACAAGATTTGGAAAATCAAAATTAATATTTTATATTTAAAACAATATGGCAAGATACATCTCAACAAAAACATTCGACAACTATTCAGTTGCGATTAGACAATGGAAAGCACAGCATTCACACTGTCAATTATTACATGGTTATGGAATCTACTTCAAAGTATGGTTCGCATCTAACCAACCAGATCTAGACAAGCAATTAGATGAAATGAATTGGATTGTTGACTTTGGAGGATTTAAAACTAAACCAGTAGGAAACGGATTAAAAGATTGGATGGACCATATGTGGGATCATACAGTGTTAATTGAAAAAGACGATCCATATGCTGATATATTTGTACAAATGGAACAAATGGGATTAGCTAAAGTTCATTTAATGGATAAAATGGGCTGTGAGTCATTAGCTAAATTAGTATCAGATAAATTTAACGAAGTATTATCTAATACAGATGGTGCTAGATGTAAAGTAATTAAAGTAGAGTGTTTCGAACACGGTAAAAATTCATCAATATTTGAAGCAGAATAATATGAAAATTAGTCATGAAGTTCCTTTATCATTATTAAAATCAAGTAGATTATTTAATGATTACGATTATTGTTTACCTCACTTATTAGATAAACATGAAGAATACAAAGAATATTTTTTAGAAGGACAAACATTGCCTCAAAAGCGTTTTGTTATCATGGATAATGGTTTGTTTGAAGGTGTAACTCACACTGAAAAAGATTTAATTGAAAAAATTAATCTAATTAAACCAGATATCTTTATTGTTCCTGATGAATGGAATGACACAGCACTTACCCACAGAAATGCTAAGTATTGGATGAATGTAATTAAAGAACAACTACCTAAAGAAACTGAATTGATGGTAGTAATGCAAGGGCATACTTTAGGTGATTTTATGAATCTATACAACCAATGTGCTGCTTTAGGATATACACACTTTGCATTTAATCATTCATCTATATATTATCAACATGATGGATACCATCCAAATCTATTAGTAAATCAAATGATGAATAGAATTTATATAATTTCAAGACTATATAAAGAAAAAATCATTAAAGATAGCCATTATGTCCACTTATTAGGAGCATCATTACCACAAGAATTCATGTATTATAGAGAACCAGAATTTGCATTTATTAAATCTGTAGATACATCATCTCCAATTATAAATGGTATTTTAGAGATACCATATGAAGATTATGGTTTATTAACTAAACCTAAAAACAAAATTGAAGAATTTATGGAAGGTGATTGGTCAAAGCAAATTGGACATTTAACTCACAATATTCACAAATTTAAAAAATTTATAAAATAAATTAAACAACAACATGGCACAAACACTCACATCATGTACTACAACATTGGGACATTCAGGTACAACAACAGGAACAGCGTACTTTCAACCAAGTACAGGAACAATATCATCAGGTACATATATTAGTGGTGGTGATATTTCTAGTTTTACAGTACCAAATTTAACAACATCAAATTTAACAATTTCATCAATTAACCAAAACGCAATTATGCAAAACAAAGTAGCAGTGTTCAAAGTAACACGTAATGACAAAAACGAAATTACATCAACTGAATTCATTAAAGAAATGTGGATTCAAACTAAAAACAATCAATCAGTAGAATTTGAAGTAGCTAGAGATAAAGACTTAGCTAAGTATAAAGCTGAAGATTTATCTATTAGAACAATCTATACAGTAACATTCTAAAATGAAAAAAATCGTATTCTGTTTACCTGGAAGAGAGTTTAGTGGTAGATTTCTATCATGTTGGACTGAGTTAGTATACGCTTGCTTATCGCAAGGTATTCAACCTATAATGTCTCAACAATACTCACCCTTACTATATTACGTTCGTAATATGTGCTTAGGAGGAGATAACTTAGCAGGTATCAAACAGGTACCATTCCAAGGTAAACTAGATTATGATTATATAATGTGGATTGATTCAGACATTGTATTCACACCCGATCAATTCTTTAAGTTAATAGACAACGATAAAGATATTTCATCAGGTTTGTATATGATGGCTGACAATACCCATTATGCTACAGTTGAAAATTGGGATGATGAGTTCTTTCAAAAGAATGGACATATGCAATTCGTAAACAGAGAGATACTATCTAAGAAGAAAGATTTATTTAAAGCTGACTATACAGGATTTGGATGGATACTAATGAAGAAAGGCGTATTTGAATCTTTAGAATATCCTTGGTTTCAACCAATGTGGACTGAATATGAAACAGATGGAAAGATTATTAGAGATTTCTCAATGGAAGACGTAGCCTTCTGTAGAATGATTAAAGAAAAAGGCTTTGATGTCTGGATTGATCCTACAATAGTGGTAGGGCACGAAAAAATGGTTATATTATAAAAAAAACAAATGGCAAAATTACAAAAAATTGAAACTACTCATTACATTTATGAGTACGAATTAAGTGAAGATGAATTAGCACTATATATTAGTGATCCTGATACATTTTGGGAAGATTTTAGCGATGAATGGAATGATCCATATATGGATGTAGATTCAACTCAACCAGAAATTAACTTTTTAGAAGAATAAATAAAATGAAAAAACAAGCAGTATTATCACTAAGCGGAGGAATGGATAGCTCTAGCTTACTGCTTCATCTACTCGCCAATGGCTATGAAGTAACATCATTATCCTTTGACTATGGTCAAAAACACAATGTCGAATTAGAACGAGCTAAAGATTTAGTTAGCTATTTAAATTCACAATGTACAGAAAATAACTGTTATGGTGGATGTGAAGTTAAACATCAAGTAATTACTTTAGATGGTTTATCTCAATTATTAAATTCATCATTAGTATCTGGTGGTTCAGAAGTACCTGAAGGTCATTATGCTGAAGAAAATATGAAAGCAACTGTAGTGCCTAATCGTAATAAAATATTTAGTTCAATTATTCAAGCAGTTGCATTATCAGTTGCTGAACAAAAGAATACTGAATGTGTAATTGCTATGGGTATACACGCAGGTGACCATGCTATATATCCTGACTGTAGACAAGAGTTTCGTGATATCGATTATGAAGCGTTTAAAGCTGGTAATTGGGGTGCTGAGAAAGTAACATATTATACTCCGTATTTAGAAGGTGATAAATACACTATATTAGAGGATGGCGCTAAGTGTTGCAAAATACTAGGCCTTGATTTTAACGCAGTATATAGCCGAACTAATACGTCTTATAAGCCATACCCGTCAGGCAACTCAGATTATAAATCAGCATCATCAGTTGAACGTGTTGAAGCATTTATTAAATTAGGTCGCCCAGATCCAGTTCAATATGAAGACGAGACAGGTCTAGTGACATGGGAACACGTAGTAAATGAAGTAACTAAAGTATTAGAAAGTCATGAAAAATAGAAAACAACATAAAATGAATGTGGGAAAAGAATCACATAAGGAAATTGACTTTAATAAACTTCCTGATCCTAAATTACACCAACGTGTTAGTTTCTTTAAATCAGGAATTAGAATAGCAGGTTATATTACTTTACCTTTTAACTTAGCTATAGGAGCTATTATACTTGTATTAAGTGAGTTAATTGGTATTATAGAAGAGTTAGTATAATAAATTTGGAAAGGCAAAAATAGTTTATTAAATTCAAACAACAAATAAAATAAAAAAGTTATGAAATTAAATCGCACAGCAAAACAAGCATTCTACAGTGCTAGAAGAAGAGATGGTGATTCTGCTAGATTAGCAGAGATGAGTGGATACTCAACCTCTCACGTTACTAACGTTTTAAATGGTCACCGTAATGTTACGGATACCTTAGCAAACGCAATGTATAACATTTCTAGACGTAGATTGAAAAACAGCCAAGTAGCTGCTTAAGCAAAAACCCAATACCCTCTATTTTACATAGGGGGTATTTTCTATTTAAACAACAAACAATAAAATATGGAGCGCATATCTGATTACAATAAAAAAATTCAAGTAATTGAAATTTATCCTTGTGTACAAAGCGAAGGCAGTAGACAAGGAAGACCTACAGTAGCTATTAGAACAACAGGCTGTACTCACAGATGTTGGTTTGGTGAAGGTGGATGGTGTGATTCTTGGTACACAAGTATTCATCCTGAAAAAGGTAAATTTACATTTAATGACATCGTTAAAATGTATGATGAAAATCCTCACATTAAAGAAATGATGTTAACAGGTGGTGCACCTACAATGCATCCAGTATTAGTAAACGAATTAACACATTTTGCAAATGAAAGAGGTATTCTCATCACTATGGAAACTGAAGGTAGTCACTTTGTTGAGACTGATTTTCCTATCGGTCTCTTATCTATTAGTCCTAAGTTTAGCAATAGCGTTCCTAGGGTTGGGATTCTTACTCCACTTGGGAAAGAAGTGGATCAAAAGTTTGTGGACCAACATAACAAATACCGTCTTAACATTCCTGAAATTAAAAAAATGATCGAATTTCATTCTGATTATCATTTAAAACCAGTATGGGATGGTACAGAAGAAAACTTAGCTGAAATTGAAGCATTTAGAGTTGAATTAGGTATCCCTAAAAACAAAACATGGATTATGCCCGCTGGTGATACAGCAGAAGAATTAACTAGAATGTATCCAATTTCAATTGAAATGTGTACTAGAGAAGGTTATAACTGGACTGGTAGAGATCATATTATAGCTTACGGACAAAAGAGAGGAGTGTAGTTATGAGAATACTATTTGGAACATCAGCATTAGATACTGCTGTAAAAAAAATAGCCAAACATATTACAGAACAAAAACACCCATCACCACCAGTAATGATCTGTGTTTTAAATGGAGCATTTATGTTCTTTACTGATTTAGTTAAGGAAATAAAAATGGATTGTGAAATCGATTTTATTAGAGTTAAATCATATGAGGGTAGAGAACAGTATGATATTAAAATACTTAAAGATATTGAATCAAATATTGATGGTAAAAATATCTACATTATAGATGATATTCTAGATTCAGGCAATACAATGAAGGCGCTTATTAAGCATTTATCTCATAGACACAAACCACGTTCAATCACACCTATTGTATTGTTTAAACGCTATGATAATGAATGGCCTGTAGCGCATGGTATTGAATTAAAAGATGAAACATGGATCCATGGTTATGGATTAGACAATGAAAAAGGTTTAGGAAGAAATCTTCCTTATATACTTGGAGATTTAACAGAAGTTGAGTAAATTTAAATTATGGAAAATAAAAGACGTAAAACAGCTGATATTGAAAAATTAGAGACAGCACAAGCAGGTTTTGCAAATGGTATTTCATTGCAATTAAAAGACCTAATTAATAAAGGACAACATCGTTCTTTAAATGACAAAGAAAAGAAAAAAATTATTACTAACGCTGAAAAAGCATATGGTAAATTTTTAACTGCATTAGGTGTAGATTGGGAAAATGACCCAAACAGTATGGAAACACCTCGTCGTGTATCTAAGGCATATGTAAATGACTTATGGAGAGGTAGATATGAAATACCAACTGAAATTACAGCATTCCCTAGTGATGGATACAATGGTATTGTTTTAGAACGAGACATTCCAGTAACAAGTATGTGTTCTCATCATCACCAAGCTATCTTAGGTAATGTTCATATTGCTTATATTCCTGGAGTTGATGGTAAAGTAATTGGTTTAAGTAAATTAAATCGTATTGTAGAACACTTTGGACGTAGAGGTGCAATTCAAGAACAATTAACAGTAGCTATTCACAATGCAATTAATGAAATTTGTGAAGGTAATATTGGAGTGATGGTTGTAGTTCATGCAGGTCACCAATGTGTATCTTGCAGAGGCGTTAAACATCAAGGCGCTAGTATGGTTACTAGTGAAGTATCAGGTGTGTTTGCTGACCACACAAGAACAGCTAAAATTGAAGTATTAGAAATGTTAAAATTAAAAATATGTTGCTAACAGGACATCAAGTATTCCAGTATATGGAAATGAATGGTACGAATTACCATAAAGTAAATCAAGTAGGTATTGATTTATCAGTTAAAAAAATCGAAAAAATAATTGGTGGAGTTATGGTGTTTCAAGAAAAAACCGTAGTTAACCCTGAATTATTTACTAATGTTGAACTTACAAACATTGAAGGTAGAAAAATGTGGCGCTTAGAAAGTGGTACTTATGCACTAACATTTAATGAAGGTGTTAAGATTCCAGCTAACGCTACTGGTTTTATTACATCGCGTTCTTCAATCTATAGAGGCGGTGCAAAAATTAATTCCCCAATTTGGGACCCAGGATTTGAAACTAGAGAAATGGGTACTACAATGTTTTTAAACGCAGAAACTATATTCATCGAAGAAAATGCTCGCGTTTGTCAATTTTACATGATTACCAATCCAATTCCACAAGAATTGTACAACGGTCAATTCCAAGGTAAGACAAATTACTAGTTTTTATTGTTTTAGTTTATAGGGTTCGGGATTCTTCCCGAGCCCTTTTTGCTATTTTACATATTTATATGTAAATAATCAATATATGGGTATAATTACACGTCAAGTTGGTCCAAACGCCAAAGGCTCTTCGCTAACATATGCGGAGATGGATGATAACTTAATTTATTTAGATGGAAAAGTAACTGGTTCTAGCGGATACATGGCTGTATTTAGTGGCTCCAATGCTGTTAGTACAAGTCTTATATATCAAAGCGGAAATAGCATAATGATAAGCCCTGGAGCAAACCCAAATGCTTTTGTTATATATAATAATGAAAGTGATGCTACACCTTTTAGAGTAAGTACAGATAGTGATTATGTGTATATTGGTGCTGATACTGAATTAATAGGATCATTAACTGTATCATCAAACGTAAGTAGCTCAACAGCTAATATTACAACATTAACTACAAATACATTAACAGCAGCTACCGCTTCTGTATTAAATACATTAACAGCAGCCACCGCTTCTGTATTAAATACATTAACAGCAGCTACAGCATCTGTATCAAATAATTTAACAGTTACAGGTAGTATTATAAATACAGGTATAGTTAGCTGTAGTATAGCAATAAGTGGTGATACAGGTGCTAGATCATTTACAGTTAGTTTAACTAAAAATAATGGAACTGCATTAACTAATCAAAGACAAGTAGTTCATTGGTGGACAAGTGGAACCCAATATGGTGCTGCTAGTGTAATAGCAAACAATACATATACAGTAGTTTCAGGTAGTAATATTGTATCTATTAATTCTGGATCAATAAATCATGCTGTAACAGACACAAATGGTAGATTTGCAATAAGATTAACCAATGATAATTCAGCTCCACTAGATAACCCTGTTTATTTTCATGTTGAAGTCCAAGGAGCAGTATGTGTAGTTAATAGTACAGTTGACTCAAATCCTAACCCCTCATAATCAAAATGAAACGCTCTAGCTACGGCAGTAAAGCACCAGCGTCTGCATTAAAACAATACATACGCCCAGCTAACTGGACAGTAAATGGTGTTAATTTTGTTGAAGAAGGAAAATTCACAGGTACGTTTGCAACAGGAACTACTGGGCAAGCAGCATCGTACTATGAAGTAGTAAATGGTTTAGGGTATTATGATGTAGAAAACAATTCAACCTACTACGGTAACGAATAATTATAAAAATGGCATTAGTAAAAAGATTAGTAAAAGGTTCACCATTAACATTCGCAGAAGGGGATGATAACTTAGTTTATTTAGAGGGATTAGCATTAAATGCTGCTACTACAGGCTCAAATTTATTCTATGGTAACCAAATAATTTCAGGATCAGGAATAAATACTATATTACAAATACATGGAGCCAATGCTGAACCTTGGGCTTTTGGAATATATAATGATACTTATAATCCTACTCAATCAGTATTAGCGGGTTGGGTAGATATTACTGGTGAAGCAAATATAGGAACAGAGGTTAATAAACCACTTCAAATCTATACAAATGCCAATTACGCAAACCCTACCTTAATAATATCAAGCTCAGGTGTTACCATTACTAATAAATTAACTGTAAACAGTGGTATTACAGGTTCATTACAAGGAACATCATCATACGCTATAAATGCTTTAAGTGCTTCATATGCTACAACAGCATCATACGCAAACAATTTTACAGTAGCTGGCACTTTAACTGCTCAAACACTTATAGTACAAACTATAACATCCAGTATAATTTACACTTCTGGGTCTAACCAGTTAGGTGATGCTATAAACGACACTCAATTATTAATAGGTACTACTAGGATAACAGGTAGTTTACAAGTAACTGGTAGCAGTAGTCTATCAGGATCATTAAATGTATCTAATGGTATTACTGGGTCATTATTTGGAACATCATCGTATGCTTCAAATGCTTTAACAGCATCATTTGCCTTAAACGCAGTATCAATATCTACAGGATCATTTGCAACTACAGGTTCAAATAATTTTATAGGAAACCAAACTATAACAGGATCATTAAGAGTAAGTGGTAGTATTACCGGTTCATTACTAGGAACAGCGTCACTAGCTACAACAGCATCATATATAAGAAATGCCGTATCTGCTTCATACTGGAGTGGAAGTATTACAAATGCTATTTCAGCATCATACGCCGCAACAGCATCTTTAGCTACAACAGCATCCTACATAAGAACAGCAGCTTCTGCTTCATATGTAAATCAATTAGTACAAAAAGTATCTATTAGTGGATCACTACAAAATGGTAATTCTACATTAGCATCAGGAGTATCATCACACGCTGAGGGATCAGACACAACAGCATCGGGTGATTATTCACATGCTGAGGGTAATTATACTCTAACAATTGGGTTATGGTCACACGTTGAAGGATTTTATACTACAGCATCGGGTGATTACTCTCATGCTGAAGGATTTGGGGCATTAGCTTCAGGATCATATTCACATGCTGAAGGAAATTACACAATATCATCAGGATCATATTCACACGCTGAAGGAAATACTACTACAGCATTAGGAGACTATTCACACGCTGAAGGTTACAGTACAGAAGCAATAGGAAACCATTCTCACGCTGAAGGAAACAACAATACAACTTTAGGAGTATCATCACACGCTGAAGGATCAAACACTGTAACATCAGGATCATATTCACATGCTGAGGGTAATTATACTCTAACAACTGGACGATGGTCACATGCTGAGGGTAGCTATGCTACAGCATTAGGAGATTGGTCACATGCTGAAGGATTTGGGGCATTAGCTTCTGGGTCAAATTCACATGCTGAAGGAAATTATACTATAGCCTCAGGATCAAACTCACACGCTGAAGGAGACAATACAATAGCATTAGGAGATTCATCTCACGCTGAAGGATACAGTACTAGAGCAACAGGAAATTATTCTCACGCTGAAGGAAACAATAATACAGCTTTAGGAGACTATTCACACGCTGAAGGATCAAGCACTACAGCTTTAGGAGATTATTCACACGCTGAAGGATCAAGCACTACAGCTTCTGGGTCACATTCACACGCTGAAGGATTAGGCACTAGAGCATCAGGGTCATATTCACATGCTGAAGGGCAGAGTACTAGAGCAGTAGGAAATGCATCACACGCTGAAGGATCAAGTGCAATAGCATCAGGAAGTCATTCACATGCTGAAGGACAAGGTGCTATATCTTTAGGACAATATTCACACGCTGAAGGAACTACTACTAGAGCAGTAGGAAATGCATCACACGCTGAAGGAAATTCTACTATGGCTTTAGGGTCAAATTCACATGCTGAAGGTTATTTTACTACAGCGTCACTAAATTATTCTCATGCTGAAGGAATTCAATCTGTATCATCAGGATCATATTCACATGCTGAAGGAGAAAGTACTATAACTTTAGGAAATGCATCACACGCTGAAGGAGCTTTTACTACAGCATCCGGAGATTACTCTCATGCTGAAGGATTAAGCTCAACAGCATCCGGTTCAAATTCACATGCTGAGGGTGAATTTACTCTAGCATCAGGAAGTACATCACACTCTGAAGGTTATTATACAACAGCATCAGGTGATTATTCACATGCTGAAGGAGCTAATGCTATAGCATCTGGATTATATTCACATGCTGAAGGAAACAATACTAGAGCAACAGGATCACATTCACATGCTGAGGGATCAAATACTAGGGCATCAGGAATAGGATCACATGCTGAAGGAGCAAACACAATAGCATCAGGAGATTATTCTCATGCTAGTGGTCAATTTACTATAGCATCTGGATCATACCAAACAGTATTAGGTAGATACAATTTAGTAAATACTGCATCTTTATTTATTATAGGTAAAGGAACCAGTTCAGGAGCTAGATCAAATATAATGGATGTTACATCTACTACTGTAAGTATTACAGGATCACTAAATGTGAATGGTAGCATTACAGGTTCACTATTAGGAACAGCATCATTGGCTACAACAGCTTCATATTCTTTAAGATCAAAAGTAAATTATGCACAAGCCGGAGGTGGTGCTCTTATTACTTTAGGTGCTAGTGCATCCCCACAATCAATTATAAGTGCTTCAATAACTACTACAGGTAATCCTGTTAGAGTTGCAGCATATGGTGATGCTGAAAATACAGGTGCTGGTTATTGGGCACAATTACAACTTTATAGAGATGCAACAGCAATAGGTGCCACAGTACATACTGAAGGTAGTGCTACCAGTGAAAATTCACCATTTGCTTTCTCTTATATAGATGCACCAGCAGCAGGAACATATACTTATTATTTAACAGCAAACCAAATCTCTGGAGGGAATATTAAATTTGGAGAAAGCACAGCACCAATAATAAATGTTCAAGAATTATAAAATAAATTCTATTAGGAAAGTCAAAATTATTTTATTATCTTTAGGCTATGTATCAATCAGCCTATTACGACAGAACAGATTATTCTTATTATATTAGAGATGATAAAACAGGATGGCATAATTTCAAATATACCCCTGAATTATATCAAATCGCTCCAGATGGTGTACTAGAAACACTAGACGGTAAACGTGCTACTCCAATTAAAAAATATAATTGGAAGGATATTTCATTATATGAACAAGACGTTGATAAATTAACTCGAGTATTAATCGATTTATATAAAGACGATGATAATGGACCAACACATCAAAATGTAGTTTATTTCGATATTGAGTGTGAAATTGGTGGAGCATTAACTACAGAATACATCAAATCAGCACCGATGAAAATGACATCGGTTTCAGCTTACGATCAAACAACACAAAAATATTATTGTTATATATTAGATGAAAAACAACAACTAGATCCTATCGACAGTGATAATAAAGTAGTTGTTCCATTTAAAACAGAAGCAGAAATGCTAGCCAAATTCCTAGATCTATGGGAAGAATTAGATCCTACTATCATTACAGGATGGAATAGTGGATTTTTTGACGTACCTTACATGTACTATAGAATGTGTAATGTATTAGGCAAAACTGAAGCATCTCGTTTATCCCCTCTACGCAAATTAAATTTCACTGAATGGGATATATCACAGCCTATTGAATTAGGTGGTATTAATCATTTAGATTATATGTTATTATTTAAAAAATATATAACTAAACAAGAACCATCATATAAATTAGGTGATGTTGGAGAAAAATATGTAAAATTAGGTAAAGTTGAGTATGAAGGTAACCTAGATAAATTATTTAGAGACGATATAAACACATTCATTCAATATAACCTAAGGGATGTTGAGATTATTATTGAATTGGAGAAAAAGCTTAAATTCATTGATTTAACGGTAGCTATCTGTCATTTATGTCATGTACCCTACGAACAAATATACTTATCAACAGTATTAAATGATGGAGCTATATTAACATATTTAAAACGTCAAGGTATAGTATCACCTAATAAACCAACTACAATAAATCCATTATTAAAAGACAGTAATAATGATGAATATGCTGGTGGTTATTTAAAAGATCCAATTCCTGGATTATATGAGTGGGTTATTGACTTAGACTTTACATCACTATATCCTTCTATTATTCGTTCACTTAATATAGGAATTGAAACATTAATAGGTAGAATTGTTAATTCAGACAAATATGACAATCAATGGACATATGCTGAGTTAGTTAATATGGATCCTAATGATTTAATTACTATTGAAAAATTAAGACCCGATTTCACATTAGCTAGAAATCAAGTACCTGTAAGGAAAGTAATCAATATGATTGAATCTAATATTTGGGTTACTGCGGCTTCAGGAGCTATATTTCAAACAGACAAATCATCTGTAGTATGTGAAGTATTAACAGATTGGTTTAATAAACGTAAGCATTATAAAAAATTAATGTCTCAATCATACAAATCAGGAGATAAGAATTTAGGTGATCATTACCATCGATTACAACATGCTTATAAAATTAAATTAAATGACGTTTATGGTTGCTATGCTATTAACGGATGGAGATATACTGATGGACATAAAATCATTTCATCTGCTATCACATTAACAGGACAACGAGTAACTCAAGAATCCATTAAGTTTGTAAACAAATGGATGAATGATAAATTAAATACTAAAAATAAAGACTATGTAGTTACTTCAGATACTGACTCATTATTTATCCAGGTTAAGGATCTACTAATAAGTAAAGGTATTGATTTAAATAATAAAGAGGAATGCGTTAGAGTAACACTCGAATTAGCAACTGAAATTCAAAAAGCATCTAATGAATATATAGGTAAATTTGCTATGACTGCGTTTAATATTCCTAATAATAGAGAACATTATTTTGAGTTAAAACAAGAGGTAGTTATTGAAAGGGGATATTTTGCTGGTAAACGTCGATATGCTATGGCTATCGTAAATAAAGAAGGTGTACCTGTAGAAGAAATGGTAATGATGGGATTGGATCTAATGAAATCAAATATGCCACCACTATATAAAAAGTTTGGACAAAATCTATTAGTTGAAATAATGGCTGGTAAACCTAAACAAGAAATAGATAAGAGTATTATTGACTTTAAATCATCATTAAACCAATTACCTTGGGCTGATATTGCTAAACCTACAGGAGTAAAACAAATTAGTGCTTATGTTGCTAAACGTCCATCGCCTGGTGAGATATTTAGTGAATTAAAATTAAAATGCCCAATCAATACTAGAGCCGCTGTGTATTATAACGATATCCTTAGATTTAAACGTTTAGATAAAAAATATTCATGTTTTACTGAAGGTGATAAGATGAAGTATGTATCTTTAAAACCTAATCCATTTGAAATTAACGTAATAGGATTTAATGGTAACGACCCTGAATTTATTACTAGTTTTATAGACAAATATGTTGATAGAGAAGATGCGTTTAACTCTGTATTATTAAATAAATTAAAAGGTGTTTATGAAGATATTGGGTGGGGCAATGATTTCCCTGTATTAGATGCAAAAATATCTAGATTCTTTAAATTTTAACTTTGAAAAGCAAAACAAATTAATTATATTTAGCACATGAAAAAATTATACTTATCTGACGTTATAGAAAAATACTATTTAGGTGGTGTTGTTGAACGTGTAAAAATTAGTGTAACTGATAAAACATTACATTCTAAATTTATAGCAGTTAATAAAAATTTAATTGGGGAACTATCAGCTCCTAATATTGAATTAGAAGATTGTGAATTTGGAGTATATGATACATCACAACTACTAAAATTACTTAATATTACAGACCAGTTTATTACATTAAACGTAGAAAAACAAGGTAAAGTATCTAATAAATTACTAATTGCAGACACAGAGTATAATTTAGAATATGCTTTAGCGGATACTATGTTAACTCCTATTATTCCTTCATTTGATGAACCAGAATATGAAATGGTAGCTACTCTTGACAAAGAATTTATTGACAAATTTATTAAAGCTAAAAAAGCATTAAATACTGAAGTGTTTGTAGTTGAACCTAGCTACGATGCTTTACACAATGATGTTATCTTGTTTACTTTAGGTGGTGTTGAAGGATATACTAATAAAATTAGTTTTCATATTGTAGCTTCTAAAACAAAAACATTAGGTACGCAAAGTAAATTCCCTATTAATGAATTTAATGAAATACTATTAGCTAATAAAGACATTACTTCCAGTACATTGTATATAAGTCAACAAGGTGTATTAAAGATTGAATTCGAGAATGAAGAAAAAGTAAAAGTATCTTACGTTCTTATCGGAAAGGAATAAAAATTATATATTTATATACAACACAAATTAATTAACGTTATGAAAATAAAACCATTGCACAACCACGTTGTGATCAAACAACAAGACGAAACAGAAACCATGTACGGGAACATTATTGTCCCAGATGCTGGTAAAGAAAAACCATTAATGGGCGAAGTAGTAGCAGTAGGACCTGGTATTGTCAACATGAATGGAGCTTTAATCCCAAACACATTAGAAGTAGGCCAAAAAGTATCATTTCCTTCATTTGGTGGACAAAAACTAAGTATAGGTGGAGAAGATTATCTTATCTACAAAGAACAAGATATATTTGCTATTTTAGAGGATTAATAATTAACATAGTATACTAAATAATAAAACAAAATAAATGAGTAAGATAATCGTTTTCGACAGAGAAGCAAAAGAAAAATTAAAAGCTGGTATTGATAAAGTCAATAAAGCAGTTTCAACAACAATGGGGCCTTTTGGTCGTAATGTTTTAATTGAAAAAGAATACGGACAAGTTCAATCAACTAAAGATGGTGTTTCAGTAGCTAAAACTATTACATTAGAAGACCCGATTGAAAACATGGCCGCTACAGTAATTAAACAAGCCGCTACTAAAACAGTAGACGCTGCTGGTGATGGAACAACAACATCAACTGTATTAGCTCATTCAATTGCTATTCAAGCATTAGAAGCAACAGCATACGCCTCTACAAACGCAACACAAGTTAAACGTGGAATTGAGCAAGCTGTTAAAGAAGTAGTTGATGAATTAAAAACAATGTCAACTGACATTACTGATGAGAAACAAATTAAACAAATTGCTACATTATCAGCAAATGGTGATGAAGAAATTGGTAATTTAGTTGCTACAGCATTAGATAAAGTAGGTAGAGATGGAGTTGTAACTGTAGAAGAATCACGTTCAGGTGAAACATCACTTGAAGTAGTAGAAGGTTTACAATTCGACAGAGGATATAAATCACCATATTTTGTTACAGATAACAACACTATGTCTTCAGTATTAACTGAACCATTATTGTTATTAGTAGATGGTAGAATAAGTCAAGTAAAAGATTTATTACCTATCTTAGAATCTGTATCTCAACAACAAAAATCATTATTAGTTATTGCTGAAGATTTTGGGGATGAAGTATTATCTACATTAGTAGTAAATAAAATGAGAGGTATTTTAAAAGTAGCTGCTGTTAAAGCACCTGATTTTGGAGACCGTAGAACATTAATCTTAGAAGATATTGCTGCTTTAACTGGTGGTACTGTAGTTTCATCTACTAAAGGTATGAAGTTAGACAAATTCAATAAAGATTGGTTTGGACAAGCACGTACTGCAACTGTAGGTAAAGACACAACTACTGTAGTTGATGGTAAAGGAGATACTGAAATTATTGAGGCTCGTATTTTAGAATTAAAAGCACAAATTGATAAGTCATCATCTCCATACGAAATTGAAAAATTACAAGAACGTTTAGCCAAAATGGTAGGCGGCGTTGCAATCATTAACGTAGGTGGTGGTACAGAAATCGAAATGAAAGAGAAAAAAGATCGTTTAGACGATGCTTTACAAGCTACAAAAGCTGCTCTTGAAGAAGGTATTCTACCAGGTGCTGGTGTAGCATTATTACATGCTAGAAATGCTATTTCAAAACGTGAAAATACTGATTTTGGTACAGGTAAAAAGATTGTATTTGAAGCTTGTAGTAAACCATTTGAACAAATCTTAATTAACGCTGGTGAAAAACCAAGCCAATGGGAAATGAGCATCTATGTAGATTCAAACGTTAGATCAGCAGTTCCTAATATTGAAGCAAATCAATTAGTTGATGCATTCGAATCTGGTATTATTGATCCAACTAAAGTAGTACGTTCAGCATTACAAAATGCAGCTGCAGCCGCAGTAACATTATTAATGACAGAATGTGTTATTCATGAAAAACCATCTGATAAAAAAGATGATTCAAATCCATTAGCTGGATTAGGAATGTAAGATGATTGAAAATGTACATTACATTTGGATAGGGAATAACAATATACCTAATAAGTATTTACTTAACTTTAAAAAGTGTGTTGATTTAAATAGACAGTTTTCATTCACTATATGGAAAAATGAAGATTGTTTACAATTAATAAGAGAATACGATTTAGAAGATATATTTACTTCCCTATCCTTTATATGTAGGTGTAATTTATTAAAATATCTTATACTCCATAAATTTGGAGGAATATACACTGATTTTGATATTACATGGAAACAACCATTTGCTAAAATAATAAATGATTTTAATTTTCCTGCTGTAGATTTAATCTTAACATCTACAAATGAGAATACATTAATGGATGATCCATTTATAGTAAGTAAACCCAACATATTAGGAAATTGTATTGCATATTGCAAAAGAAGAACCAAATTAAAATATGATGGTGAAATATACGAACGAACAAAACAATTAGTTACACATAAATTAGAACCATTTGGCCCTTTTGGATTAACAGAATGGTTAGAGTTTGATAAAGTTAACTATAGTCATTTCCCTCAGGCAATATTATTAGATAATAAAGGTTTTTTTGGAGTCCACGAACAAAGAAGCATTTGGAAGTTTTGAAAGGCAAAATAAAAGTTATATATTCACAATATGAGCAAAAAACACACTCTTTGGATTGAAAAATTTAGATCTGAGAATCTAGAACAATATATTGGTAACGAGGATATTAAAAATCGTATTGCTGAATGTATTAAAACTAATGATATACCCCATTTTATATTTGCTGGTACAGCAGGCACAGGTAAAACTACATTAGCTAAATTAATAGTTAAAAATATTAAATGTGACTATTTATATTTAAATGCCAGCGATGAAAATGGTATTGATATGATTAGAGAAAAAGTAAAGGGCTTCGCATCATCAGCATCATTTAATCCTATTAAAGTTGTTATATTAGACGAGGCTGATTTCTTAACTCAACCAGCACAAGCAGCATTACGTAATATTATTGAAGAATATTCATTAAATACTCGTTTTGTATTAACTTGTAATTATATTGAACGTTTAATTGAACCTTTACAATCACGTTGTGAAATTAATAAATTAACACCTCCCTCTAAAAGTGAAGTAGCTAAACACGTTTGCACTAATATTTTAGAAGCTGAAGGTGTTAGTTATGATTTAAAAGATGTAGCTCAAGTAATTAAACAATATTATCCTGATATTCGTTCTGTTATTAAGAATTTACAAGCAGGAACTAGAGATAATAAATTCACATTAGCGGCAGTAGACATATTCTGGTGTACTAAGATTTTAGATGTACTTAAAGCACCAACTAAAAATAGTTGGATAGATATGAGACAAATTATTGCTGATGCTCAAGTAGATGATTATCAACCATTAATTGAATATCTATTTGAACATATCAGTACTTATGGAGCAGGTAACGAAGCATCAATCACAGTAGAATTAGATGAAACTCAATGGCGTTCTCGTTCAGTACCAGATAAAGAAATTAACATTGCCTCATTATTAGGTAAAATATTAAACATAATTAAAAAATGAAAAAATTATTAATCTTATTATTACTAATCACTCCTGTAACTTTATTAGCACAGTTGAGAGATTCTGTTTATATTAAAACAAGTATTTACGAAACAGTATATTCTGAAGTATTAGAGCAACCAAAATGGGTTAGATACACAGTATTGTGTCCTGATGGTAAAGCATCAAGAAAAGGAATGGATTTCTATACTGAAAGTTCAGTTATTACATCAAGTAATCCTGACTATGTAAATAATGAATGGGATAAGGGCCATATGGCCCCCGCAGCTGATTTTAATTGTACTACAGAAATGTTAAAACAAACATTCTCATTTGTTAATTGTGCATTACAAAATGAATCATTAAATAGAGGTGCTTGGCGTTTATTAGAGGCATATGAACGAGAATTAGCTAAAACTAATCAAGTATCAGTATATATTAAATTAGATTTTGGTAAAAATGTATTACCAACAGGCGCTAACGTACCAACAGGATTCTATAAAGAAATAAAAACACCTAAAGATAAATTATGTTTCTATTTTAAAAACGAAAAACCAGCAAGTACAGATTTTAACAAATATAAATGTAATTGTAAATAAGAATATGGAACAACAATTAAATATAAGTTTAGACAAAACTACAGCTGTAGTTTGTGAAAAATGTGATAGTTCATCATTTGTAGAAGGAACATTACTTCGTAAAGCATCTAGATTTCTAACAGGAACACAACAAGATGCATTGATACCAATTCCGGTATTTGTATGTAGTAAATGTGGGCACGTAAACGAAGAGTTTTTACCTATGCAACTTAAAACTAAACAAGAAGACTAATGTTTGATTTATTCGGAATAAAAAAATTAAAAATGACAAACCAAGAACTAGAACAGAGCAATGCTCAGTTAAATCAACGTTTATCTACGCTTAACGACGAAAATAAAAGTTTAATCGTTAGATTACGTATGGCTGAAGGCCAAATTAAGGCAATGTCTTCTAATATATCTTCATTAGAAGAACAATTAAAAAGAACCAATTCAGAAACACAAAAAGATAAATACTCAGACGAATCAAGATACTACTAATGAATATATTTGATCATTTAAAAAATATTACCACTCAGAAGGGAGAATTTCTAGGTGAAGAAGGTTGGAATAACTGGATGATCAACAGATATTTAAGTATGAGTCAAGATTACTGTGAGGTAGTAAATATAGTACAGAAGAATACTTGGCAAATTAAACCTGAACATCTATATAATCTATATAAAGATATTATACCTAAGCAATATGTTTTTTTAAAATATATAAAGGCTAAAAATAAAGTAGATTATAAAAAAGAAGAAATTGATGCTGTACAAAAGTATTTTGAAGTAAGTGGGCGTGAAGCAAAAGAATATATTAGAATGCTTCCTAAAGATGAATTAACAAACATAATGTCTCAAGTAAATGGAAAATAACGAATTAAAAGATCAAATTACACTAGCAGTTATTGATGATTTAGTTTCTCGTAGTCAACGAGGAATTAACAAGTATAACACTACATTAGATCAAAACAATAAGGATGATTATATGAATCATCTATATGAAGAATTACTTGATGCTGCTCAGTATATTAAAAAAGAAATGTCTTTTGTACCTATGATTAAAGAACTAATTAAAAACACTCCAAACGATATGGAATTAGGAAAAATCATAAGACAAAAATTCAATGGCTAAAAAAATACAACCTAGTATGGATTTCAATGGAAATCCTATTAGAACATCAGCTAAGCTTATCTTAAATAAGTTTACACCAAAGGAAATAGATTATTCTTACCAGAAAAATGTTTCCTTTTCTCAATTTCAGTTATATTCACAATGTCCTCATAGGTGGTACACACAATATGTTGAAAGAAAAATATCAACACCACCTAACATTAATATGACGTTTGGAACAGCTATACATCATGCATTCCAACATTATTTAACTGTAGGATATAACCAATCGTTCGCTGCTGCTGATAAAGAAGATATACTTGGTATATTTCAAACCAAATTTGTGGATGAATATCAAACACAATATACTAAAAATGGATCACATTTTTCAACAGCGGCCGAAATGCGAGAATTTTATGAGGATGGTGCTGCTATTTTAAATTGGTTTAAGAAAAGGCGTAGAGTATATTTTACCAACAAAAAACATAAATTAGTGGGTATTGAAATGCCCATCCAGAAAGAAATCAGCAAAAACGTATTATTTCAGGGATTTATCGATTTAATTATCTATGACGAGCTCATGGATAAAATAATAATATACGATATTAAAACATCAACTAAAGGTTGGAACGATTGGAATAAAAAAGACGAAACAAAAATATCGCAGGTACTGCTATATAAACAATTTTTCTCTGAGTTGTATGGCTTCCCCGTAGACAATATTGACGTTGAGTTTCTCATTTTAAAACGCAAGATAACGCCAAATGAATTTATTGAGTTTCCTAAACGCATACAAGAATTTAAACCCGCAAGTGGTAAAAACAAATTAAAAACAAGTCGCGATAATTTAAATGAATTTGTTAAGAATTGTTTTGATAATGACGGTAAATATATCATGAAGGAACATAACAAAAACATAACTAAACTATGTGATTGGTGTCCATTAAACAATACTTCTCTTTGTGTTAAGGGCTAATGGCTTTGTAGATTTATATATATTTATATACAATAAGTAATATATTAAAACAAAATTATGGCAAAAAAAGACAACATGGTTCTAACCAGCGTTAAATTACCTGGTGAACTATTTGAAGAATTTAAAGTAGAATGCGTAAGAACAAAATTTAGTATTCAAAAATTAACAGAAAGATCAATGTATTTGTACATGACTCATTCCGAATTTAAAAAAGAAATTCATAATGTATTAGATACATACTTTACAGGTAGCAACAATTAATTAAACAAATAAATGAAAACAGGTTATATTAAAAAAGATCAACGTAAGAAGATCTTATTGTTATGTGATGATATCCGAATGCATTCAGGTATCTCAACAATGGCACGTGAAATAGTATTAGGTACTGCTCACAAATACAATTGGGTCAATATTGGTGGAGCAATTAACCATCCAGATCAAGGTAAACGCTTTGATTTAACTGCTGATGTTAATAAAGAAGTAGGCATTGATGATTCTAGTGTTACGATATATCCTATGAGTGGATATGGAGATCAAGTTTCTGTTACCCAAATTATGGAAATAGAAAAACCAGACGCTATAATGATGTTTACTGACCCAAGATATTGGGTTTGGTTATTTAACATGGAACATGAAATCCGTACTAAAATACCAATGGTATATTTGAACATCTGGGATGACTTACCTTATCCAATGTATAATAAATCATTCTATGAATCATGCGATACATTATTAGCTATCAGTAAACAAACTGAAAATATTAATAAGGTAGTATTAGGTGATTTAGCTAATGATAAGGTTATTAAATATGTTCCTCATGGAATTAATGAGAAATATTTTTTCCCTATTACCCAAGACAAACCAGAATATCTATCATTACAAGAACTAAAAAAACAAGTATATGGCGATAAAGAGTATGATTTTACTCTATTATATAACGCTAGAAATATCCGTCGTAAATCAGTTCCTGATTTGATGTTAGCATGGAAAATGTTTGTCGATGAATTACCTGAAGATAAGGCTAGTAAAACAGCATTTGTTTTACATACCCAACCTATTGATGAAAATGGTACTGATTTGTTCGCTGTTAAAGATATGTTATTTGGAAATGAGAAAAAATATAACATTATATTCTCATCTGCTAAATTAGCAACACCTCAGTTAAACCTATTATATAATACAGCGGATGCTGTAGCATTAGTTAGTTCTAATGAAGGATGGGGATTATCATTAACTGAAGCTATGATGTGTGGTAAGCCTATTATCGCTACAGTAACAGGAGGAATGCAAGATCAAATGCGTTTTGAAGATGAAAATGGAGAATGGATTAAATTTACTGAAGAATTTGGTTCAAACCATAAAGGTAAATATAAAAAACATGGTAAATGGGCATATCCTGTATTCCCAAGCAATACTTCACTCATCGGATCAGTTCCAACACCATACATTTATGATGATAGAGCACAACCAGAAGATATCGCTAAAGCAATTAATGATGTTTACAACACAAAACTAGAATCCCCAGAAACATATGCTGAACAAAGTAAAGCAGCTCATGAATGGGTAACTTCAGAAGAATCTATGATGTCTGCAAAACATATGGCTGATAATTTCATAGAAGGAATGGAAGAAACATTTGAAAAATGGATCCCAAGAAAACCATTTGAATTAATTAAAGTAAAACAATTACCACAACCAAAACATTACGTAAAACATTCAATCGCAAAATAGTTATGAAACCATTATTCGTTATAAGTTGCCCAATAGATACATTTAGTGGGTATGGTGCTCGTAGTAGAGATATTGTAAAAGCACTAATCAAATCAGATAAATACAATGTAAAAATCCTTCCTCAAAGATGGGGTTCAACATCATTTGGCTTTTTAAAAGCAGATAATCCTGAACATAAACAAATCATGGATTGTATGTTATCATCTCCTCAATTACCTAAACAACCAGATGTTTGGATGCAAATTACAGTACCAAATGAATTCCAACCAGTAGGAAAATTTAATATTGGTGTTACAGCAGGTATTGAAACTACTATTTGTGCTCCGCAATGGCTTGAAGGTATGAATAGAATGGATTTGAACTTAGTATCATCTAACCATGCTAAAAAAGTATTTCAGGAATCAGTATTTGAAGCACGTTCACCACAAGGTCAAGTAGAAAAAATAATTAAATTGGAAAAACCAGTAGATGTATTATTTGAAGGTGTTGATGTTAATGTTTATAAATTAATTGAACCAAGTAAAAGTGAATTAAAAAGTACATTAGACGCTATTCCAGAACCATTTAATTTTCTATTTGTAGGGCATTGGCTGCCCGGTGAATTAGGTCAAGATAGAAAAGATGTAGGTATGTTAATTAAAACATTCCTAGAAACATTTAAAGACTTCAAAGCAACACCTGGATTGATTTTAAAAACACAAAGTGCTACTTCATCTATCATGGATAAAAATGAAATCTTAGATAAAATTAGAGAAATACAAAAATCAGTAGGTGGTGTTGGTTTACCTAATATTTACTTATTACATGGTATTTTTGATGATGAAGAAATAAATCAATTATATAATCACCCTAAAGTAAAAGCTCACGTTTCATTTACTAAAGGTGAAGGATTTGGTCGTCCATTGTTAGAGGCATCAATTAGCCAAAAACCAGTAATTGCTTCTAATTGGAGTGGTCATATTGATTTCTTAAAAGCAGACATGTCAATACTAATCCCAGGACAAATAACACAACTTCACCCATCAGCTGTAGTACAAGATATGTTACTTGCTGAATCAGGATGGTTTACAGTTGATTATAAAAAAGCATCTGATACTTTAAAAGATGTTTATAAGAATTATAAAAACTATGTTGACGGGGCAAAGAGACAGTCGTATCGTTCAAGAACAGAATTTACATTAGATAAAATGGGTGAATTATTAATTTCACTAGTTGATCCTCATGTACCTAAACAAGTTGAATTGAAATTACCTCAATTATCAAAAATCGAATTACCAAAATTAAAAAAAGTTGAATAATGAAAGAGCAATTAATAGACTGTCCTAGATGTGGATCAAATGCATGTTCTGAAATGTCGGATGGTAAAATTACTATTTGGCAATGTATGGGGTGTGGATTTACTTCTAACTCATACCTAACAGAAGAATATTCAGTAAAATATAAAGAAGTATTACCTGAATTATACAAAGCATTAGAATTTATTGATGATAAAAAATTCCATTGGTACCCAACATCAGTAGTAATGGAAGATAAATCAATGATATTTGCTGAAGGTACATCAATAGAGGATTGGAAATGGGCTGTAGTTAAATCAAAAGAAGTAGCTGAAGCTGATAGAGAAAAATTTAAAGGTGCTACTCATGTTGCAGATATGACAACTAAAAAAGAATTTAATGAGAGAGATTTCATTGAAGCTTTAGATTATATTGGGTACTTTGAAAAGAAATAAACATGAAAATCAGTTATGCAATAACAGTCAAGGACGAGCTAAGCGAAATTCAACGCTTAGTGAGTCTTTTATTGAACAATAAACGTTCTCAAGATGAAATAGTTATTTTATTAGATGAGACAAACGGCTCTAAACAAGTAGAAGAATACCTCAGAACACATTCAGCGAATAGTGAATTTTTATGGATTGCAAAACCATTCTATAATCACTTTGCTGATTGGAAAAACACATTAGCTAGCCTATGTGATGGTGATTTTATATTCCAAATTGATGCTGATGAATATCCAAATGAACAGCTTATAGCTTTATTACCTGAATTACTAGAATCAAACCCCGATGTAGATCTATATTGGGTTCCTAGAATTAATACTGTAGAAGGCATTACTCCAGAACATATTAAACAATGGAGATGGAATGTAGATGAAAAAGGATGGGTTAATTTTCCTGATTATCAGTCTCGACTATACAGAAAAACTCAAAGCATAACTTGGGTTAATAAAGTTCATGAACAAATCAATGGTGCTCAAGTATTCACACACCTACCAGCAGAAGAGGAATTTTGCTTATACCACCCAAAAACAATCGAAAGACAAGAAAAACAAAATAATTACTATAATACATTATGAGTGATAGAAAATACCTACCAACATTAAGTGAATTAATTGACAGATTAAGTATCACACAATTAAAAGAAGTGTTCATTACAGAACACAAAGCAGAATATGCTGATGAAATAGCTAACATCGTTCATGATATCCAGTTACATTTAAATGAGAGCCAAGAACCAATTACCGCTGATACAATCAGGGCAATTGTAGTGTTATCACAAATGAATTTACACATTTGGCACAATGAATCAAACGTTAGAAGTGGCAAATCGGGTCCAAATGCATTAGCATTAACTCATGGATTAAATGGTATTCGCAATACCGCTAAAAATCAAATCCAAGAAATAATGGGTGGTAGAAAAGACTACAAAATTGATTGTTTAGCAGCCGATTTTAAAGATTGGGAAATTAGTTGGTAATATGAAAAAGATAACAATTGAGAGTATTGAGGAAGTAGTTGGATTTTCAGTTAGTGATAGCTGTAAAATGTTAATTAATGAATTTGATTTAACATATAGAGAATTAACCCAACAAGAACGTGATGAGGTAATACTTAATACTATCGGCGTTTTAAACGATGATATAGAATATGCAGGAAAACATAAACTAGAAAAATGGGAAAAAGGCTGGTATGAAAATTTAGAATTACTTAAACAAGAAAAAAACACAAGTAGTTTAATTCCTAAGTATTTTGGAAAGTATGACATTGCTAGATGGAAAGGAGATTATGTTAAGTGTGAAACTGAATATTTTGATTATAAGTTACATGCTATATTAGTTGATGCTATTCTTCATCATTATGTAGGAACCAAATATGATAATTTATTTGAATTTGGTTGTGGTCCTGCTTATCACTTATTGCGTTTTGGTAATTTTAATAAAGATATCAATTTAGTAGGACTTGATTGGACAGTAGCATCTCAAAACATTATCAAAGAAATTAAAGCAGCAGGTATCAACGATAAAATTACTGGTTACAATTTTAATTATTTTGAACCAGATTATAATGTTGATATCCCAGATAACTCAGCTATATTTACTTGTGCTTCATTAGAACAAATAGGAGAAAATTATAAAGAGTTTGTAGATTATTTAATCGAAAAACAACCTGATTTATGTATCCATTTTGAACCTTCATCTGAATTATTAGATGAAAATGCTTTGATAGATAAACTTTCTATATTATATTTCAACAAAAGAAAATATTTAAAAGGATATTTAACTTATTTAAGGCAATTAGAACAAGAAAATAAAATTGAGATATTACACGCTCAAAGGCTATATGGTGGTTCTTACTTTATTGAAGGCTACCCAGTAATTATTTGGAAAGTAAAAAAGTAACATTATGAATAATTTAATTGAACTAAGAAAAAAAGTATATGAGAATTTTCCTAAAGAAAATTTAAACTCATCATCAACGGATATTGTTTTATTTTATGATATTAATAACGATGATTATAATGCTTTAACTCAAGCAACACAGAATTTCTTATGTAAGTCTTTATCGTTAGTATATGATAGAGAATTTACGTGGACTGATACGTTTTTAGAGGATAATGATAAATTAATTATGGATTTACCTAACAAAACCCCTAACGGTATTGTTAATCCAAAAAGTGAAACATCAGCTGAATTTGTAGAAATCCAAAAAGCAGTAAATAACATATTTAATAATTTAGGGGTTTATAGTCATATTAGTAAATTAGCTATACCTAATATTAGATATAAAAGTAACAGTGAACCTGAAAGTGCTAAAGATCGTCCATACTATACTAGTAAAATACACTCAGATGCTTGGGTAGGACATAAAGGTGATTCTATATTTTTAATTGGTATCCTTGGTGATATTGATAATAATACAGTAGAGTTTAATGAACCAATAGGAGTACATGATAATTATCTTCATAAAGCCGATAATTTTGATGAAGGTAATACTAGATATGAATCATTAAAGTATTTAGGTACATTAACAAAACAAAAATTAGGAGTTATGGATCACGCTTGTGCCCATAGAACAATAGTAAAAGAAGGAAGTGGACCTAGAATTTCATTAGATATTGCTGTTTTAGTTAACAGTGAATACTCACATTCTAATGATAAAGGATTTGATGAAAATGCATACGCTTATTACGATGCTAATATTATTAATTCAGTAGGTGTAGATAAACAATATCAAGTTAACGAATCTATATTCAATTCAAACACAACTAAAGTTAATATAGTATAATGTTTAAATTTCACTCTAGGTTTGATCCAATATTTCATTTTTTACAAGAACAATATAAAGATAAACCTTTTACAATATGGCATGAAACATTTCCTACTAGTATTGAGCAATTACAAGAAAATCCTTATAATTTTTTAATATTAGCAGAACCAAATGAATTTTTTGGTTTACATGATGCTGCTATCCATTATAAAGATAATTTTACTTGTATTTTAACTTGGAATGATTTAGTATTAAATAATTGTCATAATGCTGTTAGATTTACATTTAATGGAAGAGTATTAGATGATAATTTTATAGAGCAAATTAAAGATAAAGAAAAAACATTTGAAGTATCTTTTTTATGTGGTGATAAAACATTAGTAGAAGGTCATCAACTTAGACATAAAGTATATACTGTAGGTGACAATATTACTATACCTAAAAAATGGTTTAAAGTATTAGATGATTATGACCATGAAAATGGAGTTCGTCCTGGATATGGTACCTATGGTAAAGATTTATCTTTTATACCTGAAGGAGTAGATATTGTTGGATATGGTAAACGAGTATTATATGAATCAATGTTTAATTTAGTAATTGAAAACGTTAAACATAACAATTGGTATAATAAAATAGGCGATACATTCCTAACCAAATCTATCCCAGTATATTGGGGTTGTCCTAATTTAAGTGAATTTGGGTATGATGAAAGAGGTATTATTAGATTCACTAATGAACAAGATTTACCTTATATCCTTAACTCATTAACACCAGAAGTGTATGAGCAAATGAAACCATACGTTGATTACAACTATGAAGTAGCTAAATTAGATCACGTTGAAACTAGAGCAACCCAATTTTTTGATAGTTTTATTCAATTAAATAACATATGATATTCCCTGAAGTAAAAATATTCCAACCAGATGTGTACACTGATTTTAGAGGTGATTTATGGACACTATGGAATAAAGATAAATTTGAACCTCAATTAGATTTCAATCACGATAAAGTATCTACATCAAGAAAACACGTATTAAGAGGAATTCACGGTGATAGTAAATCATGGAAATTAATTACTTGTTTATACGGTGAAATGTATTTTGTAGTAGTAGATAATAGACCTGAGTCTCTAAATTATTTAAAATGGGACTCATTGATTCTAGATGATAGAACAAGAAAATCAGTATTAGTACCTCCTCAATTTGGGAATGCATTTTTAGTACTTAGTGAAAATTCAGTATTCCATTATAAATGGGCATACCCAGGAGGATATCCAGATGTTGAAGATCAATTCACATTAAAATGGAATGATAGTAGATTAAATATTGATTGGCCTATTAGTAATCCACTATTACAGAAAAGAGATAAATAAACTTTGAAAATCAAAATAAATTACTTATATTTAAAAATATGAAAAAAGCACTTATTATTACTTGGGAAAAATTCCAAGATCATGAATTAATTTACCCTTATTACAGCTTAAAGGAAAACCAATACAGTGTAACTTTAATGGCTAATAAAGTAGGTAAAATTTGGGGTAGTTTAGGTACACACATGCCATGTGATGTTGAAACTTCAATTTTTGAAGACTCAACAGTAAGACAACAATATTTAAACGAATATGATGTTTTATTAATTCCAGGTG